TGGATTCGGATAATTTCGGCTTATCATGCCGGTACACGATCACAGAGCCGTCATCCTGGATGATTTTTGTCTCGTGGAAGCCCATGGTGTTTGCTGCAAGCTGGTTCATCTGCTGGACGACAAGGTCGTAGGCAGACATTTCCTGATCAGTGTAATTCCGCGCGGCTTCCAGTAGCTTTGTTGCTGCTCCATAGCGTGTGAATGTTTTTGCAGTTGGTGTCTCGGCTGTGGATGAGATCGACTGTGCCGCAAACAGGCTGAATGTGGTGTCTGTGATCACTGTCGTATATGAAGATGTTGTCTTCGGTGATACCACAGCTACATCACCGGCTTCAATTGCCGGATTTCCCTGAATAGAAACACTCATCGGACGAAACGGTTTGTTGATAATCTTATCTCCTATATGTTTCGCTACCTGCTGCATCGTGTCTGTCTGGATCAGAGGATTATCTTTGATTTCCAGCGCATATGTATTCGTACCATACAGATATTTTTCATCTGCACTGTCTTTCTTTGTTGTGATCTGGATTCCTGTGACATTGATGTCGGTTCCGTTTATCGACTTGTTATACAGGTCATAGAAGTGATGATAGGTATCCATGTCAGCAAAAGAGCCACCATCGTATGTATATCCGGAACTGTAATCATCAAATGTTCCGCCGTCAGCTTCATCACCGGACAAATATTTTTCCTGTGATGCGGTATCAAAAATCCCGCCATCCAGATCACCGGATCCTACTGCCGAAAAATCGTACCATCCAAAAGCAAGCCGTCCCAGATGATTAATTCGTGCATAGCAGCCCATTATCTGCGCGCAATACGAAATCACGTCTCGATACGTTATGCTTCCTTCTGGTTTTGTTTTGACAATGTAGTTTCCCATCTCAATTGAACCAGACTCGCAATCCACCTGACAGTGCCAGCAGGCATCCAGTACAATGTCCCGGACCGTTGCCGGATAGGAAAGGGTACATTCGCTGTACGGTCTGTCAAAATAGATCATTTCATCATAGGCTGTGATCTGCAGTGTAGTTTCGCCGAATGTTGCTGTATATACCCGATACAATCCTTTTTTCAGGTCTTCCCACGTCCCATCCGCCAGTTTCAGACCAATCACAGCCTGTATATTTGCGCCTTCAAAATCGCAGTCATCATACTGTTCTTCCGAATTATCCAGTGTAACCTTGTATTCTTTAATCACTGCAGCGCCTATTTCGAATTTCCCAGATGCAGAAGTAGCTTCATTGATCTTATACTCTCTCAGATCCATCATCGGAATTGGAATCTCTTTTTTATTTTTCAGGGTGATCGTATCTTTTATCCTGAACTCCCTGTTTTCGCTTAATGCTCTGCGGAATGCTATGCTTGTATTGATCATCTTGTCACCTCTGTATCACATCTACTGAAACCGTCCTGTAGTAATAATTCCCATCTCCCAGATAACCGTAATGTTCTTTGGTCAGCGTTCCCCTGTAAGCTTCGATCGTAAAATCAATCCCTGAATCATGGAATGTGAACGGAAAAAAGCCGGCTATCAACCGGTTTTTAATCATTTTCACTTCTTTGTCTGTCAACCATTCCCACTTTATACTGAGATTTTTCTTCTCAGCTACTACATCTCCAACCATCCGTCCCATCAGTGTCCTTCCGGTGTCTGAGGTCCATATGATCTCATCTGCTACAGACAGGGTGGTTGGTGCAGGAAGGACCACATCTCCTGATTTTAAAATTTCGCCTTTTTTCATGTTCCCTCCTACTTAATGTCCACGGTGTTGAAGCGCCTATCTATTTCTGCTTTTACTGCATTCTCAGCTTCTGCCAGCTTTTTACCATCAAGGTAGAATCCCATCTGTGAAAGAGCAGCTATGATCCGCATCACTGCACGGTTCATTATGGTTTCCAGATCTTCCCTTGTGACACCGGATCCGCCTGCTGCCCTGACAGCTTCTATTGCCATTTCTCTCAGTTTATTCTCCGGAGCTACAACTTCTCCCTGGTGCAGGTTATCACCGATCATGGCGAGCTGTGGTGTGTTTGGCTTGACGTATGCGCCCTGTGCCAGATGTGGAATAGTTGGTACTCTCGGAAGAGACATTCCATAATGTCCATAATGTCTTGTTCCGGTAATCGGATTCTTAAAGTCATAACTGAATGAGAACGCGTTTTCAATTGCCGCCAGTCCTGAGTTCAGCTTGTCCATTAATCCGTTGATCAGATCAATCACGGCATTCAGTGGTGCTTTTGCCAGTGCTATAAGGGAATCAAATACTCCTCCGAAAATTTCCTTGATTCCGTTCCATGCCTGTTTCCAGTTTCCAGAGAAAACACCAGTAATAAATTCCACAATCCCGTTGAATACGCGTTTTATGTTTCCCCAAATACGCTGTACGGTACCAAGGAACGTGTTTAAAACAGAGCCTAATGTTCCGAAACTCTTTGACCAGTCTGTCTGGAAAATTCCTTTCACAAAATCAATAAACGGCTGCAGGATATTTTTCTTCGCAAAATCGAATATCGAAGCAGCAATCCTTTTGAATCCCTGCAGGATTTCTTCAATCCCCTGCCAGCACATGCTAAAATCGCTGGTAAATACTCCTGTACAGAAATCAAGAAATCCGCCTAAAATTGTAGTGATTCCGCTGATCACATCACCGGCCACCGCCAGAAGATCAAGGATCAGAGTGCCGATGGTTCCGATGATCGGCGAAAGGACCGGCATGATGTTGTTGATGATCCATTCGATGAACGGAACCAATGTGTTTTGCCACAAGGCTCCCAGGTTCTCTAACAGCTTTCCCATCAGTTCAAGGATCCCATCCAGTGCCGGCTGGATATGCTCTGACCACACAGTGCTGAACTTATCCGCCAGGTAATCAAGAATCGGTGAAAGATACGTATTGTATGCATCCAGAAACGTTCCTTGGATATCTGAGATGCCTTGTGTGATTGCATCCATGAACGGCGCGAAATACTGATCATAAACTTCATTCGCTTTCTCAAATGTATCTGTGACGCTCTGTGAAAGAGCATCAAATACAGTTCTCCATCGGGAAAGCATATTCTCCAGAGTTCCTGAGATTTTTTCCGTATTCTGGATAATCGGAACAGCAAAAAGTGATACAAAATCTCTTTCGAATTTAACCGCCAGATCTGCTGCTCCAAGAAAACCATCTGAAAATACCTGAATGATATCTGCAGTGATCCCCTTCGCATCATCACTTGAAAAAATATCAAAGATATCTGCCAGTGCAACACTGAAATCTCCCGAAAGCTTTGCAATCTCTCCTGTCGCATCGAACATTGAAACAATGCGTTTTTTAATATGGTTCTTGCTCTTCGCAAGATATTTATCAACGCCACCAACAAGATTATCTGCTAATGTAAGCCCTATCCTTGCTGTGGATCCTGTGATTTTTCCAAATGCAAGAGCAATATTGTTCGCACATCGGTTCGCCGCATTTACGACTGCAGTATCAGTGAAGACTTCCTTTAAGTTCTTGCCGATGCTTTTTACGGATTCATTTATAGAGTCATTTTTTTTCTGCGAATTTCCAAATCCAATCTCGAATCCTTTTTTGAACAGTTTCGCAAGCTCCTGACACCGTTTTATCAGTGCAGACATTTTTTTATCTGTCTTATCAAGAACCGTATCACCCTCAGCAAGGTTTCCGAAATCAACCGCGCTTCCAAGCGCTCCGGTACCTCCCATTCCGTTTGATGGAGAGGAAGAATTGCCGGAACTTGAATCTGACTGCGAATCTAGCTTATTAACCTTGTCAAAGCCCATGAGGGCTTTC